TTTGTTTATTAAAAATAGTTCTGATAGGTGGAAATAATTTATCTACACTGATATCTATTTCTCTTGATGTGTTTCTTGCAGCTGCCGCATCACCTGCTCTTAAACCTATTTGTTCTCTTTCCATTTGGAAAAACTCTGGAGTCTTGTCACCCCTTGCTCTCATTTTACCAGCAACTTTGTCAATCCATTTATCTATTTTACTATTGTTAACATCTAATTTTTTATTTCTTTGTGCAACTTTTTTAATTCCAACACCAACACCACCAAGGATACCAGTAAACAATGCACCTTCAGTTCCAAATTTAATTCTATTTAATATTTCTCTACCTGGATCGTTCTCGTCATCTTGTAAATTAAATGCTAGTGAACCTGCTGCTTCTACGTCACCGACAAATACACCTTCAGCTATACCACCTGTAACAGCACCAGCTAAAAGTTTAGCAGCACCACCACCGCCTCTCATATTTTTTACAGCGGAAGCTAACTTAGGACTGTTAGCTTTTAATAATGTACCGGTTTTACCTGCATTGATTGCTTTCTCTGCAAGTTTGCTACCAAGTTTAAAACCATACCCACCCGGTATACCTATGTTGACTAGTAGTTCTGTAATTTTTCCAGCGGCTGTTGCCTCTGCTCTTTCATCAAATGTTGTAAGGTCATCAAAGAATTGTTCTACTTCAGCAGCTTTGTTAGTCCCTGCACCCAGGTCCATGAGTGTTGCGCCTAATGAAAATGCGCCTTTAGGTATTGCAATTAAACCTGATGCTATGCCGGATAGGACTGATTCAATAGTGCCTACTCGATTGTTAGAAACAGTTTCTGTTTTTTTACCAAAAAAATTGTCAGCTAATGACATAATATTATTCCTCTATAAATGAAGATATAATTTCTCTTACGTCAAATATTTTTCCGTTTCTAATATCAACGTATCCTTTATCTAATTTATAAACTCCATCATCTAAGTCTACACTTTCCCCTTTAACTTCTTCTATAGGTCTCTCTCCTTTTAAAGCTATTAAAGCTGAAGTATTATCTTCACTTAAAGCACCTTTATATTTAGGAGTACCAGAAACTCCATCAAAATAAATAGCAAGAGTTGCATCTACTCCTTTCTCAGTTCTAGGTCTTAGACCTGCTTTTTCTACTACTTGTTGAGCTTCTATTATATTTTTAGGAGAACCTACAGAAATTCTTTTTGCTAAATCAGCGTCACCTAAAATGCTGGTTAAGTATGCTTCTTTTTCTTCATAAGCATTTTTTTTGTATTCATTTGTTGCTTTAATCTGATCTATTTTTAAATCTTGTTGAACCTGCATCAAGTTTGCAGCTTCTCTTAATTTCTCTGGTTTGTCATATGACTGACTTGTTTCTGCGATAACATCTGAGACTAAATTATCCGCGCCCAAGCCTGTTCTAGATATTCTTTGACCTGCTTTAATCATTGCATCGTATAATGCATTTTTCTGTGCACGGTCATAACCTAGTCCTTCTAAGATAGAGTTGACTTTGTCTTTTCTACTTAACCCATCATTATTTTCAAGATCGTCTCTTTTAATATCGTCAAGATTTGGTAAATTACCCTTAGGTTTGTTATCTGCACCTGTATTAGTTGATATATTTTCAGGCATACCTATTTTTTCTTTTTCTATGTTAATACTAGATTTTTCGTTAAGACCGGGAGGAATATAATTAGGGTTTTCATATGACCCATATTGAGTAGTTATTATTTTATCTGTAGTGTTTGGTTTAGCTATTAATGGTTCATATTTTTTCTTTATAAGATCAGATTTTCTTTCATCGTCTTGAAATTTAAATTTTATTCTTTCCTGTGTTGAAATTCTACCGTCATTATTATAATCTATATCTTTTTCAGTAATCATCTTGTCTCCTTGATAAGTAACAAAATCTTTTTTATATGGATTATAATTAATTTTATCGCCTAGTGAATCAGTTGTGTATTGATTTTTTACGTTACCAAATACTTTTCCAGCATTTCCAGCGTTTATACCTGTAGGCAACATTTGGTTTACATTAGCTGGATAAACCATACCAGCTTGATTATATCCTCGTCTCGGTTCTTTTATACCGGACATAATCCCTTCTTTAATAGGGCCACCGTATCTAAACATTGGTCTATTTAAAATTTTCATATCAAATCCTATTTATTGTCGGCTGGAAAACCGAATATTTTACCATACAATCCACCAACCCCTAGTGCTGTACCGATTGCTTGTGACATTGGACTAACCGGTGTTGGTTGTGCGTAAGGTTGCGATGCAACTCCACCAGATAAACCTGTTAGACCTTGTCCGTATTGTGATAGTCTACCATATGGTTCGTAAGCTGCTGTCTGTGCTGCTTGTTGATCTGCTGATAATAATGATTGTTCTTGACCTTGTCTTAAAGACCCTAGTTGTCCTAATGCTCCAACATCTGCACCAAGTCCTGCTCTTTGAAAATTAGATAATCCCATTTGCGCTGCACCTAATCCTGATTGTGCTCCCGCTAATTGACCGCCTTGTGTAAAAGCAGTTTGTGCTCCTTGTTGTGCTTGTGCAAAATTTTGTGCATTTAATTGTGCTAGTAATTGCGCTTCACCTAATGTTGTGTCGGCATCGTATTGTCCTAACATAGCACCTTCTCTACCACCACCAAAATTACCTGTACCAACAGCTGCATCTTGAATAGTTTGTCTATTACCTGTTCTTGAATCTCTAAAAGCTTGTAAGGATGTGTCAATAACTTGTTGTTGATAAGGAGACATAAAAGGTTGGTAAGCTTGTGGTCCAGTTAATGCACCTAGTCCACCTACAGTTGTTGCTGCATCTGCTTGAGCAGCTTGTGCATCTGCTAAAAATGGTTGATAGGCACCAACACCTTGTGTTGCTAAATTAATTGCTTGTGTTTGTAATGGGTCTTCGCCAGCAACAAATTGTCTACCTGTAAATTTTGAAGTATCTATTGGTGCACTATATGCACCCTTTGATTGTGCTGCGTAATCTTTTGCGTAATCTTGTAAAAAATCTGGTGTTGCCATTATCCTATCCTTGATTGTAACATTTGTTGTTGATTGTACATTTTCTGTGCACCTTCTAAACCTTGTGACTCATCTGATACTTGTCCACCAGATTCTAAATGGTCCATTAAATTTTCCATAACTTCAGCGCCTTTATCTATGTCGCCTCCACCTGCGTTTCTAACAGCATCTGCAGTAAATACAAACTCATTTACACTTAATCTTGCAGGCACATCGTCTGCTTTTTCTTTTGCACCAATAGGTACAAATCCACCTTCAGCTCTATAATCTTTTTCCATACCACCAAGGTCCATTAAGCCGCCTTCGGCTCTTCCTACTCTTACACCACCTGATGGGTAGTTAAATCTGTTTGTTCCCGAAGGAGTTCCATAACCAGGTACACTAGTTAATCCACCACCAGCCATCATCATAGGCATTTGTGGTTCTGTCTGCACTGTTTCTGATTCAGATGTCATTATCTCTTCTTGTTCTGGTCCCTGTTCCCCGGACGCTTGTTGAAGAACAAGTTGTTTAAATTCTGGATATGATAAATCACCACCTTGTGCTACGTATTTTTGATATTCTTGTCTTAAAAATTTTTCTGCTTCTGGCGGTAATTGCGGTCCTTCAGTTTCTACCATTTGTTCTGCTTCTACCATCTCACCATTAGCATAACCTATTCTGCCACCGTTGGCAGCATTCTGTGGTAAATAAAATCCCTCTTGTACATAGTTTTGATTAGGTAAAAAACTCATATAAGGGTCTCTGTTTTTTGCCATCATCATTGCTGTGTATGGATCGATGTAATCTTCATCAACTTCTTCTACTACTTCTTCAGGTCCTTTTTTTAAGAACGGAGAAAGAACTGCTGCTGCACTTAGACCTCCAAATATTTTTTGACCTGTACTCATTTTACCAAACATTTTTGGAAAGAAACCTTGAGTAAATCCATCTATCTTCATTTGACTTGTTGTAGGATTTGCAAATAAAGATGGTGCAAAATTAGCAAAATTTCCTGCGATTCCACGCGGAGAAAACATAGCTCTAGTAAAACCTGTTCCGCCCGCACCTCCTGCTAACGCGCCTAATCCTGCAGTACCTGCATATAATAAAGCAGCTTTACCTAATGGACTCTTAGCAATTTTCTTAACACCACGGACAGCTTTCTTAACTAAGCTTCCTAATCCGTAGAGTTGTCTGGGTTCCTGCATTCTAGATATTGCCATAATTTTACCTTAATCCCTATGTTTACTTGGTTTTTGAGAACAAATCAAGAGGTGGCATTATAACTTTTACGTCTTGTGCCATTTCTTCGTTTTTAAAACCCTTGCTTTCCCAGTCTTTTCTTTCCTTAAAAAGCTGACCAGTTTTTTTATGTCTATAAGTTGTCTCTACTTTTGCTTGTTTTATTTCCATTAGTCTATTTTCTCCTTTAATATATTGAGATAACTAATACCAAATACTACACCATCAGATACAGTGCCAGCTGTAGTATAAGATAATACAGTTCCACCTTCTACAATTAAAGGTAATGTTAATATTTCTACACTGGTAGCAGCTACTAATGTTTGTGTATTAACAATCTCAAATGCATTGTTTTTAATAGTCACCGTTGGTGTATTAGAACCTGATTTATTTGTAACTCTTAATGATTTGATAATGTATGTTTCATTAACGGCTGGAGAAAGCATTGATACAGTCTCTGCAGCTGTTGTTGTTTTACCATAAAATTTATATTGGTTTACTACTGCCATTATTCCATAAAGAAACTTTTAGCTTCTATCTCCTGTTTTACTTCGTCTTGAAACGTACTGTTTAATTTTGTAATAACTGAGTCAAGATCTCTAACCAAAGACTGTATATTTCTTTGACTGTATTCTGGTTCTGCTCTAGTTAATGATTCGACTATCTTTGCCATTATAAACTTGTTAGTCCTCCCATCATATAATAGGGTACTCTACCACCATAAGCAAATGATCCCATAGTATCAGACCCACCTTTATCACCTGGATTATTACCTCTTCCTGCACCTTCTCTACCTTCCATAAAATCTCTATCTTGAGCAAAAGAAGATTGATATCCACCAATACCAGCAGCTCTATTTTCAGTTACCATATCTTTAAAATCTGGATTTTGTAAATCTTTTTCAAATTCTTTTTGTTGTTTTGCTCTTTTATAATTTTGGTAACCTTGATATCCAATATAACCCAACGGGTTAGTCATAAAAGCAAAAGTGTTTTTAAGAGCACTAAATGGTGACATATTTTTAAGATTTCCATATTGATCATATGGACTGTCTGCGTATGGACCTTCATCATCATCTTCATCATCGGGCCCTGGTGGACCATCGCCCCCACCTCCACCTTGATTAATTGGTGGATAAATATATGGAAATGGTGCTTGAGACATTATTCCAGAATTAGATAAATTATTAGAATTAAATGTATTAGGTAGTATTTTATTATTACCTAAATTTAATCTATATTTTTCTTGAGGAATAAAATATTGTCCTGAATTATAAATAGCTTGATCTCCTTGATTATAAAATGCTGCCATTATCTTCTTCCTCCTGGTGCAATGTCTAATCTAAATGTACCAAGTTTCCAATCTTCATTAGTTGTAGTATTGGCAACTTTAATAGCAATAGATCGTGCTCTTAGTCTTGTGTCTTTTTTAGTTGTAGTAGAACTTACGTCAAAGTTTGTTGTAGTTGCAGAACTATTTGGATAATTTCTTGTTACAAAACTAACTCTAGTATTACCTGTTTGTGAAATAAAATCTGGTATAAATCTTTGTATTCTCATAATAAACTCACCGTCTCCTCTAAGATCTGGCATACCTACAGTTTGTCCTGTTGGGTTTCTTCTTTGTGTAATGTCAAAATCACCAGATGTAATCGTACCAATAACAGCAGTTGTTACACCACCAGCATTAATTTGATCGGTCCCTGTTTCTTGTTCATAGTATATAGTAATACCATCAGTATTTCCAATACATTCGGTAGATGCATTGTCTGTTGAATCATAAAATGTTGCGTGTGGTTTATCAAATACTGCAGAATCTTGCCACGCTGTTCGCGGTAAAGTACCTGTTGTCCATATAGGACGTTTAGGGCTAGAATCTAAATAGTTGTATGTAACAACTCTATTAACAGCATCCGATGCAGACGTACAATAAAACCAACTAATTTCACCAAACAAGTTATTTAAGCCGGCATTAATAAGGTCTCTAGATACAGCATTAATATCATCGTAAACATGGTCTTCAACAAGACATGGTAAAGATTTTAATTGACCATCGTAAGTAAAAAATCCGTTTTCTGACATCCAATAAGCAGAACCATCAACCTCTATACATGCATTTTTACCAAACAATCCACAGTTAGTTCCTACTTGTTCAAATGAGAAAGTAAATGGTTGACCTACAAATTTCATAAGAAATAATGCAGTATCGGTCCATACATAAATTGCATCTCTACCTTTAATAGCTCCCATAATTTTAGAACCATCAGCGAGTCTTTGTGTACCTGCGGTATTGTTTGCCTTAACTGTATATGCATCCGTACTATCAATATCTTCTTGAGAAGAAAATCTAATGAACATATTATCTTGCGTAGCAGTATTACCTATTGTAGTTTCTGTACCAAAAAATACTAAGTGTCTGTCTGGTGTAGACACTAATACATGACGTGATGCTGTAGGTGCATTAGCTAGTAATGTAGCTCTAATTGATGTTGCGTTTGAAAGAGAAGCATCCCATTCAAAACAAGATCCGTTATAAATAAGAGCAATTAATTTTGTACCATAGTTATCAAGAACCCACATTCCAGGATCAATAGTAAAGTCAGCGTTAGACGGGTCGCCCCATGCAACATAATCTGATATGTTTAAAACACTTGCACCACCGCTATGTGTTGCTTTTGTAGTTCCATTAACTCCTCTTGCTCCCCCACTTAAAGTATTAGTTGCAGTGTCGTTATTTGTAAAACTTATATCTTCTGTTCCTATTCTAATTTCACCTGATGATGGAAAAGCTGCCGTGTTTGCTAATACAATATCTGTTGTTGTTAAATCTGTTAAAGCTGTTGATAAAGTTGTTGTGGCTGCTCCTAAAGCTGTTCCGCCATATAGACCTGTACCCCAACCAAATCCTCCAAGTTGTTGTGCTGGTCCTACATGATAATAACATAAAACAGAAGTAGATCCTGCTGCACTCATTGGTGTGCCTGTTTCGGTAGCAGTCATTGTAATAGTAAAAGTAGTGGTTGTAGGTATAGCCGTTACCATAAATTTTTTATCTTCAAAATCCGCAGCATCAAAACTTGATGATGCAGGAATACTAGCCACGCTGTCTAGCATTACAATATCTTTTTCGGCTAATCCATGTGTGCCACTAGTTGTAATTGTGATAATATTTTGATTAAGTGTGCTTGTAAAAGTAGCACCAGTTAATGTTGCTCTAATAGGGTGTATGTCATAATATACTCCGCCTGAGTATACATATAAAATTCTGTTAGTTCCTATAGCTGCGTATTTAATACCAGCGTTATCATCCCAATGATGAATAGCTCTAGCTGCACCAGTTAATTTATCATCACCTAACTGTGTCCAACCACCTATTTTTTCTGGAGTACCGTATCTAAATCTAACATTGTCACCATCAAACCATTGTCCCTCGGCCCCGGTCTCTGTGACTTGTTTATTAAACCCAGGTGCAAATCCTAATTTTTGTAACATATAACCTCATTATATTATGTATTCCTTATTGGTGGAACACCTAACATTGGCCTTCTGTCGAACCTATTCTTTTCAGCAAAAGGACCATTTACATGGTTATAATGAAGAAATACCTGTCCGCAAGTATTACCTTCAAAAGGTTCTCTCCAATGCTCTAATTCACACCCACTATATACCAGCATATCGCCAACATCAAGCAGGACTTTGGTGCCTTTGGGTGCATCGGGTTTATGTATATTTTTATATTCGTCTATAACTGAATTTGCTCCAGTACCATCAATAAATATAGGCCAAGGATCGCCTCCTAAATTTATTGTAGTTGATATTTCACAACTTGGTCTATCTTTATGTCTTTTTAATTCATCACCATTTTTGTATAGTCTAGCGTATGAATAAGTTGGAATTAAATTTAAGCCTGTTTCTTGTTGCATTACTGGTAATACTTTGACAAGTAAAGTTTCCATTACAGGATCAGCATAACAAGAATAAGTGTTTGGAATCTGTTGATCGGTCCATGTACCAAGCAATCCGGTATCATAGGTAATGTTGTTGTCGTACATCCATTTAACAGCATCTCTTTTAAGTAAGAAATAATTAAATATAAAATTAGCTAGCTCGTAGCTAAGTGCACTTTTGATTACTTGATATTTATTGAAAGCCATTTTGTACAAAATTAAAACTTACTGATATTCTCATATCATTTGATTCATTAGGTTCAACACAATGCCATAACCAAGAAGGAAACATAAGTATTCTATTTACTTTTGGTTCTAAATGCACTTCTCTCCATAAGTGTTTAGGAGGCTCCCCTTTAATTCTCATAGGCATAGTAGTCTGTATACCCGGTCTTGGATCATTACAAATAAGTTTACCTGAATTAGATTCTGCTTTTACATAATATACACCACTAAATAAACTATTGGGGTGTATGTGTGGTTTGTTGTATCCTCCAGGAGGATTTATATTAGCCCACATATTACCTAGTATAGGTTCTCGATCTAACCATTCTTGTTTAAATATATGTAATGCCATTTTAAATAACTCATCTACTAATGGTTTAAATTGTGGCATTTGATGCATATTAGTTTCACTATGCCAACCCTTAACATTTGTTTTTTTTACACCTTTATCTTTTTTAGACCACATAACTATGTCATTGGCTAATTGTTGTGTATCTAATTGTACATCTTCTGCGTATATAAGTGTTGGAAAAAATCCTTCAGCAATCATCTAAATGGTTTACCTCCAAACCAAACAACAAGAGATTGTCTTACACCACGTTTAACAGGATTGACTCTGTGGTTTAAAAATGATGCAAATATAATTGCATGACCTTGTTTTAATGCTGCAAACTTACCTGGTGCCATAAGTTCTAAATCCCCACCTTCAAATTCTAATGGATCATTTAATAACAATGTCATTGATATTTTTCTAACAGGCGGTTCGTGTTGCATGTTTACATCACAATCCATATGCCAATCATAAAACCCTCCTTCAGGGTATTCTGTAAACTGTGCATTTTCTGTAACTTGTATATCTCCAAAACCAAAATGATTTTCATTTGCTTTTTGTATAAAGTTATTAAGATCACGATACATGTGACTCATTTCTTTAAAAGGTATCCAACTAATTGTTGTTATTCTTTTCTTTGTATCTTTTCCACCACCAGGTTTACCCATACCTACTTGTGCTTCTTGTGGTTTTTGTGCTCTACCTGATTCAATAATCTGTCGACATTGATCTGGTGTAAACAATGGTGTTGTTGTCTGCACAATCCAACTTTTCCATTTAGGTTCTGTTATTTGTCTGTTTTCGTACATTAACTTACTCCTCTATTTTTAATTGGATCATACTGAACATCCATATTTGCAGCTAACGTTCTTCTATATCCTGGCCCATTAAATGGATATACGCAGTGTCTCATGTCATATGGAAATACAAAAAAATCTCGTTCTTTAATATCTGGTTGATAGTCTACGTTTGCAAAATGTCCATTAGCTGAACCTAGTATTTGTAGTCTTCCGTTTTGTGGTTGATCAGGTGATGAGTATTCTACACCATAAGATTCTGGTAATTTTAAAATCATAACACTTGATAGACCTGTAAACAATGTTCCTTGATGCACGTGCACTGGATTGTATTCATGCTCAAACATAGTATTAACCCAAATAGAATTAAAATGTAAATTGTATTCTTTTGTTTTATTCCATTCTAAATAATGTCTAAATTTTGATTCAAACCACCCCAATACATTATTAGGTAAATGATTGTGTCTAGTCATCTTAGGACTATCTTCTCCATTAAAAAACAAACTATGTTCTTTTTCTATCTTACCCACCAATTGTTTATTAGCAGGTTTTAATTCAGGATATTTTGTTTCGTAAATATGGTTAATTGTATTGTAAACATCTAAAGGAACTTGGTATTTTAACACCGACTGACCTAAAAATACAAAATTAAAATCTGATGTGTCCATATTTCTGTCTAATCCTTTCTGGAATTTTATCTATATAAGGATTGTGTACCTTTCTAACTACTGATTTTATGTTATGCATATTCTTTCCTACGATAGTATCGTCATACTTCATACCATTAACTTCTACTTGTTGCAAGTCTTCAAACTTATGATTAAAATAAGGCAGTTCCATAAACTGATATACCTTACGAATCTCTTGTTCTGGTTGTGCAACTAAATCATCGTATTTTACAAAGTGACATATGTCTGGATAATTAAATGCATTCTTTATTGCTTCTAAATCTTTTGCAACAGCACCATCTTTATTCATTATCATACCTAATTTTTCTTCATCAGTTTGTAAATTAAATCTATTAACAAATGAATCAGGGTTTTCTGTATACCATTGCATGTAACTAGCTAATACATCCATTAAATCTCTAAGTAATACAATGCATTTAAAAGGTCGTTTAAAATGTTTTTGCATTAATGCAAAATTACCTTTAGTCATTACAGGTCCACGATCAATGATTATTGGTTGCGGCCAATCTTTATAGTAAGTATCATACACGACATCTAATACATTATCTAAAGATTTATGATCAGGATAGTTTTGAAATACATCTGTTTCTTTTAATAAAAATAAATCTTTCATTATCTCTAATGTAATAGAGTTAGGTGTGCAGGCTACCTCTGGATTTTGGTTCATAATACTTGCAAATAAAGTATTACCAGATCGAGGTTGTGCTACTAAAAAGAAAAGCTGTTTACTTGTCTTTGGCTCCGAGGTCATTAGTTAATTGTTCTTTCTTGTTGTAAATCATTTCTCCTGATTTTTTAACTCTTTCTATAGTTTTTAATTGACCTAATACATTAAACACTTCTGGCTGTGATGAGCCTGATGTTAATGTCTCTGCTTTGTTTTTCATAATGTGATGATATGATTCTAATTGATGGGTGTTAACATCTTTAGTATCAAACGTACCATCATCAAACTCTTTCTTTAATGTAGACCAAAGTTTAATTTCTCTCATTCTATCTCTAGCCACTAATTGCATGTTAGCTAAACTATACCTAGCTTCATCTAAATCTATTTGATATTTTTCTAATTTATATTCGTCAGTTTCAGACTCTACTTTTTTTTCTAACCATTTAACTTTTGCTTCATTTCTTCTGCAATCAAACGATAAACTCATTAAGTTTTCTAAGAATACATTTTGTTCTCTAACACACTGCCAATACTTTGCAGCTTTTGTTGGATATTTCATATCTTGAAGAACAGACATTCTCATTTCTGTTTCTGTTCTAAATACTTGTTTCTTGGTCCAAGTATCTCTAAGCTCGGTTGTCATAGCTTTAAACTCTTTTACATCTTCTGGATCTAATAAATTATTTAGGCTAGGTGCTTCTTTTTCTATAAGTGCATGTATATTTCTTTTTTCTGTCATAATATTTCCTTTATGTTGTCTTTCTAATATAACTATTATTAACTAGTTGTCAATGTTGAAGCTGTGACTGTTTCTGTTTCTCCAATAAATTCTTCTGTTGCATTTGCAGCAGGAAAATCACCTACTGTAAATATACCAGCTGGTGCAGTTCCTGCAGAGCCTGAATTATATCCTCTTGCTGTAGCCATACTTGGTTGAGTTGCCCAACTTGT